GCTGAAGGGGGAGCGCGGAGGGTGGCAAAATGAGTGAGGTAGCTTTACCGCTGCCACTATCGCCAAAATGGTACACTATATCTTTAAAACAACCTCCTAAGTGCTCTCTCTGTCTCTCCCTGGCAGCCAAGGCGGGTATCCAGCTACCGCCGCGTAGCTGCATCGGCTGTGTCGTGTTTTGAGAGAGAGCCTGTGCCTTGCGGCACAAACGATGCTGCCCAAGACCCGATAAAGGTTTGCGTAATTCTTTTCGGTTGTGTTAGCCACAGCACACATTGCGTCGCCAGAATGTCTATATTGAGTGCGAGGACCGCTGGCCGCTAACCTCGCAGCGAGGTTGCGTCAGCTTGACGCAGCAACCAGACGACAGTACCGTGCAACTAACCTGCGGAACTGGCGTCACCACTAACAAGTTGGTACCAGTGAGGTGCCACATGACCGTGTATGCTTGGTACCAAGAAGAAATCCGTATCACACGTCAGAGTGACCGCATCGCAATGTTAAGAACGTACCTCAAAGCAGTCGTAGGATGGTCGCTTGCTGCGATGATCTTGGCTGGGGGGGTCTGTTACTTGATTGGCGCTCCTTCCACGGCGGTGGTCCAAGCGACTGCTGGCGTACTGGGTGCGCTCGTGGGGGCATTGAGTGCACGGGTTTCTCCCCGGATTTTTAGGCACTGAAGAGGGCCTTTACTTCGGCATGTCGATTGCGCTGATCGCCTATCTGATCATCGCAACGGGAATACAGAAGCGTGCAACTGAGTGGGAAACCGTCACTAAGCACTCCGGCTCTCGCGTTTTCGATGGTGTAACTTTTTCAACTTCACTGGCGTTACTCTGTGGCCTTTGGGATGCGAACGTCCTGAAAGCGCTCGGTGACATGAAGCCTTTTCTCTTTTTGGCAGCATGTTCCGGCATCTCGTATTCAGTCTTTGCCTTGGTGCCAAGGAAGTAAAAGTCTCCGCTCGACACCCTCGGTATGGGCGAATGCTGTTCTCGGAAGCAATCCTGTGGGCGGTCAGGAAGCCCTAGGGCCCGCTGACCGCGCTGGAATTCATCTTGACGAACAGTGAGTCTGCCCACTGCTTCTTAAATGGTGGCGACGGACTTGTGCCACGGCGTGGGCGTGGACCATTCTGACTGTGTTGTCTGCCTGTGCTTGGCATGCTCAATGCTATTTGCCTTCCGTTCTTGAAACAAATAACTATTTAGTGTATTGATGTATCAGTTATTTGTTTGTTGTTGCTACAAATTCATTCGTTCATCGCTCCATTGGATGCGCTGCCATGCCTACGCTCCGGAATCCGCGTCACGAACGATTCGCCCAGCTCTTGGCCAGTGGGAAGAACGCCACGGATGCTTATGAGCTTGCGGGTTACAAGCGCAACGGCGGTAACGGGCCGGCCATGGCCAGAACCCCGGAAATCAAAGACAGGGTAACGGAAATAAACGAGGGGCGGCTTGAGCAGGAACGGCAAGCAACGAGCATAGCTACAGAGCGCGCGGCAATCACCCGGCAGTCGCTTATTGAGATGGCCAAAGACGTTTATGCGCAGGCGAAGGAAGCCGGCCAAGCAGCAGCAGCAGTTGCTGCGCTGAAGGAAATTGGCGTGCTAACCCGCGCGGTGAATTGAGATGGATGCGGCGCTGAGCGAGCGCGAGCGTCTGAAGCTCCAGATTATTGCCCGCGCGCGGCTGCCGCTCGCGCAGGAGCGAGCCGAGCTCGAGGACAGCCTGCTCAGCTTTGTCGAGGGTGCATGGGCGTCGCTGGATCCGTCGGCGTATCAATCGAGCTGGGCGATTGAGGCTGTATGCGAGCACCTGCAGGGGGGCCAAATCAAGAAGCTGCTGATCAACCAGCCGCCCCGAACGGGAAAAACTTTGGTGACATCGGTGTGCTTTCCTGCCTGGACGTGGGCACGGTCTGAACAGAGCTACCTGTCAGGCCCGCAGGTCAGATTCCTATGCGGAAGCTATAACGACGACTTGAGCTTGCAGAACAGTGTCAAGCATCGCAGCTTGCTGCTGAGTCCGTTCTATCAGAAATACTGGGGCAAGCGCTTCAAGCTGAGTCTGGACCAAAACACCAAGTCGAATTTTCAGAATTCCAAGGGCGGGGCGAGACTCTCCACCTCGGCGCGCGGCTCCCTGCTCGGCATTGGAGGGGACGTGATCCTGGTTGATGATCCCCACAACCTTCAGGTGGAATCGGCCGCAGAGCGAAACCAGGCCATGACCTGGTGGCGGGAGATAAGTACGACGCGGCTGAACGATCCGAAACAGGCTGCCCTCGTGGTGGTGATGCAGCGGTTGCATGAGGATGACGTTAGCGGCGCGATTCTGTCGTCCGAGTGGTCGCCGGATTGGACCCACCTCATGATCCCGGCCGAGTACGAATGGCGGCGTCATTGCGTGACGGTGCTCGGCTGGCAGGATCCTCGCGGCCTGGACGACAACGGTGAGCCACTGGTGGCGGTGGCGTCGGACGGCGCCCGTTACCCGCGCGACAATGCGGCAGCGCAAGAACTGGAGCGGCGGGAAGGCGAGCTGATGTGGCCGGAACGATTCGGGCGCAAGGAATTGGCGCGCATCAAAAATGAGCTAGGGCCGTACCTTTCGTCTGGAAGACTCCAGCAATCGCCGGCCCCAGCAAAGGGCGGCATTTTTTCGCGCGAATGGTGGTCCCTCTATGAGCCGGCGGAAATGGGCCAGCCGCCCAACAAGTTTCCGTTGTTCGATTACGTCATTGCGTCCTTGGATAGCGCCTTTACGGCGGACCAACAGAACGATCCATCGGCGTTGACGGTATGGGGAGTCTTCAGACTGAAGGACGACAAAAACTTAGCGGGCGCTGAGCCGAACAACTGGGGACACGTTTGGCACGGAGAAGCGGAGGGGAAGCTCCGCATCATGCTGGTACATGCATGGCGAAAGCACTTGCCGTTCAGCGGCCCCAGAATTGAGCGCGAGCCCAAGGAAACGCGGATCGCCTACAAGCAGCGCACCCAGAATACGTGGGGCCTCGTAGAGTGGGTTTCGGATTCCTGCACCCGCTACAAGGTGGACAAGCTGCTGATCGAGGCCAAGGCCAGCGGGCTGTCGGCAGCGCAGGAGCTGCGCAATCGCTATGGGTTCCAAGGTTGGGCAATTCAGACCTGTCCGGTGAAGGGCGACAAGGTGGCTCGAGCGCTCGCTGTCCAGCCAATGTTTTCACAGGGTATGATATGGGCACCAAATAAGGATTGGGCCGAATTGACGCTTTCCGAAATGAGTCGTTTCCCTGCGGGTCGGCGCGATGATCTGACGGACTCGGCCACGCAGGCGCTCAAGCACATCCGTGACATCGGCTTTGGGCAGATGGACGACGAGGTGCAGGAGGAAAGCAACCGGGCCGTGATGCACCGGCCTCGGCCGAAGCGCCTGTATTCCTCGCTTGGGGTCTAATGCGGTCGTGCGGCAAGGGTAGCTCGGGGTATTCAAAACCCCGAGGTGCGTCCGGTATAGAGCGTTCCCCAAGATGCGGGCAAATGGGAAACGTGTTTCCCATTTGTTGCGTATTTGCAACCAGCGCTGAAAAGGCCTCGCGCTGACGTTTTTGCCCTTGAAGCCTGCCTCCTATCCCGTTACAACTAGCTCAACGGACGGTGAGTTAAACGTCACGGGAGCTGGGGAATGGTTTCGCACGGGGGCTTCGTCGCCTATTACCGGGTTTCCACCGGCAAACAGGCCAAGAGCGGGCTTGGCATCGAGGCGCAGCGCGCTGCCGTCGAGCGCTACTTGAATGGGGGCAATTGGCGCATCATTGCTGAGTTCACCGAGGTCGAGAGCGGGAAGCGTGCCGACCGCCCCGAGCTGGACAAGGCATTAGCCGCTGCTCGTGCCCGCCGTGTCCCGCTGGTTGTCGCCAAGGTTGATCGGCTCACGCGCTCGGTTTCGTTCCTGTCGCAATTGCTCGACGCCGGCGTCGATGTGCGGTTTGCCGACTTGCCCGCGCTGGAGGGTGCAACCGGCAAATTCATGCTCCAGCAGATGGCAGCCATTGCCGAACTGGAAGCCGGCATGATCTCGGCCAGAACGAAGGCGGCGTTGGCCGCCGCAAAGAAGCGCGGCGTGGTGCTGGGCGGCTTCCGCGGCCGAACCTTCACTGCCAAGGATCACAAGGCTTCCATTGCCGTCAGGCAAGAGCAAGCGGCGCAGCGGGCGGCAGATCTTGCGCCTGTTATCGAAGAGCTACAGGCGGGCGGCGCTACGTCATTGCGGGCCATTGCAGCGGGGCTGGAGGAGCGCGGCATTCCCGCGGCTCGCGGCGGCAAGTGGTCGGCGGTTCAGGTTGCGCGAGTGCTGGAGGCCGCGAGCCCTTTCGAGGCAAGCGCAAGCGTCGCCGCCGCGTGAGACGCGCTCCGAAGACTCGGCGCGCGAGGCGCAATGTCCGCAGCCGGCGAAAGCTGACATAAGAGCCGAGACGGCGACTTCGGGTTATGACCCTGAGCGGACGATTGGCGCTGCAATTCGCCGCGATGCACAACGCAACATTGCCTGCAACGATGTGGTACCCTCCAGGCTGAGGGAGCGGCATG